AACCCGCCAGCTCTATACACCGCATCTCTTAATGGTGTTTGACCATCTGCAGCCAGTAGTCCGGTGTGTGTCATTAGAATGAAACTCCTGCAGGGCCGCGACGACGAACTGAGCTCAGTCCTAACTGAGCACGCAAGTCATCAATGTAGGAGCGAAGTTCATGGATGTTGGCTCGACTGAATTCAACTTTGCGGTCTCCTTTCTGTACGGAAACCGCCATCTTTCCTGTTTGCAAACTATGAAAGGCGGCTTCGGCCTGTTGCAACATTTCTTGTTTTGTCATCTTGATCCACCTTTCAATCTCGCGGCCAATTCAGCGATGCTGAGACCGGATGTTTGTGGTTGTTCTTGAGGTTGTTGGGGTTGCGGCTCTTCCAGTTCGAGACCGAACCGTTGAGTGAGAATGTTGAGTGCCGCATACGCATACACCCATCCGTCTAACGCTTCATCAAATGGGTGGTATTGCTTCACCCATCGCCAAACTTGTCGCCCTGACTTGTCATGCTCCAACTTTTTATTGGCTGAGCAGAGCTGCTTAAAAAACTCATCACCGGCTATGTCATCATCCAATGGAAAGTGAACACATCCAGGCACAGGTTCATCACCTTTCGGGGTTAAACCTAAACGGCTGTAAAGTCGTTGCTTGATACCGTCGGTACCTAACCTAGTGAGGTAGACTTTTTTGTTGTTTTTCTTGCGAGGGAAGTTTTGTATCGGCTTGCCGTATTGGTTCTCACCTTGGATTGGGATCACCCACATCACGCCGTGCGTTCGACTCATCTGGTAAACGTCATCGGTTTTATGACCCATGGCGTCCCAACACCAAAGCTGAACGTCCATCACTTGGCCACTGCGCTTTTTATAGGTCCGATACAGCACTTTTCCGGCGGCATCTTTTAATACCTGGCTCGACAAATCCCCGAGAAGAACGATGTGCTCAACAAGCCAACATTCTTCACCTGGCCCCCACGCCCAAACAAAGAATTCGATGCGGTCATCCTGAGTATCAATGCCTCCGGTCAAAACTACGGCTCGCTCAGGTACTGGGTTACTGGTGCGACTCTCGGCCCACCAAATTTCACGGCGCGACTTGAGATGCTCCCAATCCAGCTTCTCTCCGTTCTCACCATCCCAAAGCTCACCGAGCGTTAGGTTGACGAACGTTTTGAGCTGACTTGGGTCGTCTTTCTTGTTGAGGAAGTCACGCACGATGCCGCGCCAACCTGCACTCAATTTGGTGTTGTATCCTGACCAAATGTAAATGCCGACGCTGCTTGGCGTAGGCGCTGGGTTGTCGTCGATATCAAAGAACTCATGACCATCGCGTGTCCATGTGCCATCTTCGGCGATCCAGCGACCTGCCAGCTCCATCTTGTAGAGGTGCTTGTAGTAGATAGGGTCGTCACAATGAACGCAGCTGTAATAAACCGTCTTTGATTTTTTCTCGATACTTGGCTGAGTGTTGTCCCACTTGAAGCCGTGTTTATCTTCTTTACTGCCCCACTCTAAAACCTGCTCGGTTCCGCAGTGTGGGCATGGCAGATAAAAGCGGAAAGTCAGCTCCATCTTTGCCATTAGGCGTTCAACGTGCGACTCGCCTGTATTGGTTGGTGTGGTTCCCCACCTTGCCATCGGGAAAGCGGCGCCTTCCAAACGCATCCGCGCAAGATCGATAGGGTTACCTTCTTTACCGACCTCCCAATCCCATCCGTCAATCTCATCACCGAACAACGCGCCTTTAGTCAGAGCACGCATGTTTCGCGGTGTGGATGTGCCAAGGACATGCAGCGACCAGCCTGTTCCCTGTTTGTAGGAAACCGTGTTTCGGTGGTCTTTAGCGAATAAGGCTGGGAAGATTTGGTGCATAATTGGCATTTCCTGCCAAGCAGCATCAATCTCGGTGACAGAGATGTTTTTTGCGTCGTTCTCTGTCGGTACGTAAATCACGGTGTTGGTTTTGAACTGAGCATGCAGACAAGAGTTTGCTGCTATGACCAACTTGGACCAGCCAACACGAGCCGACTTTTGCATGGTCAGCTCGGATATAGCGCGGTTGCACATCATGTTGAGTGGCACAACCTGCAAAGGCAGTGTTTCCCAAAAGCCTTCTTCCTGAGAAGAACCAGCGGCTAATCGGAAATGCTTATTTGCCCACTCCGCTCCCTTGATTGCGATTGTTCTCCTCATCCCCATCAAGCCACGACGGACTTTCGTCTGGATCGCTGTCAATGTAATCGGAGAGGTTTGGTTGAACATCGGCACACTCATTTAATACAGCAGCAATCACGGCCTCTAACACTTCCACCGCTTCAGGTGGCAAGTCTGGCCATGCGTTCTTTAGTTTGGGAAGGAGGGTGTCGAGGCGTGTACCTACTCTGGCGCATACCTGTTCTAAGGTATCAACGATGATGTCTATTGGTGCGTAACTCTTTTCAAACAACACGCGTTTGGCTTTTAGCATCGCCAACTTTTCGCGCCGTTCTTCTAACTTGAGATCACGTTCTAGTTTCGCGAACGTTTCCTCATCTTCTTGCTCGGTTTCCGGTTTTGGAGTCCCGGACTTAGACCGCCTTAAATACGTAATGTAAGCATGATTACACGCTAGCGGATCCATGCCACTTCGACCAATAGCAGCAGGCAGGAACCCTTCTTGCGTAAGGTTTCGGACCTGTCTAGATGAAATGCCAAGGAGCTTCGCTATATCCTCTTGCGTGTACTTCCTGCTGGGATTGAATAGTTCGCTCATTCATGGTTTTTGACCGGAAACCGGAAACCTCCAAAATAAAAAAAATTTTTAACGAGAGCTTTTCTGCGAGGTCGAGCCCCCGTGGTCGCTCAGGGTGCCCGAAAGGACCCGCGATCATAATTGATCTTCTGCTAGGCATTGAGTCCTGATGTAATCTTGCAAATACTTTGTCTGCTGCTCGTTCTCAATCATCATTCGCCTGAGACGTAGATAATCTTGTTCAGCTGCGGCTCCAAGTCTTGGGGTGGTTGCATTGCCCACGCTTCTGGTGCTGGTGGCTTCGGGCACTGCTGGGCAATCTGCCTGGACATACACCCACTTAGGGCCAGTGCTGAGACTATCGCTAAGACGATCAATCTCTTCTTTTGCTGCGGATAACTCTGCTGCATGCTTCTCTCCCAATTGGTTGAAGGATTGAATTTGAACTCGCTGCTGGTGTAACGCTGCGATATAGCCCTGAATCTCGCTCTTTACCAAGGTTAGCTGGCTTTCAGCGATATCAGCCCGACTGCTTTCCACAAACAATGCTGCCGAGAGTGTCGCAACCACTACTACTGCAATAGCTGTCGCCCATACTGTCAGCTTTGCATTAGGCATACTTCCCTCTCGATATCTCGTCGGTTCATCAATCCTTTCCACGGTTTTCCTGCTGCATATATCCATCGTTTAAGTTGGTCACATGCTGCATGCCACTCACCTTTGTTGAGCAGCTTTAGTAACGTCGAGCGTGAGAATGAGCCAATGCCAACATTAAATGTGAAAGAGTAGAGAGCTGCTCGTGTCGTCTCAGGAATATCAACGTGAATCATCGGATCGACCATTCGCTTAACATCGGCCAAGTCAGACTCCAGAAATTCATCACACTCGGCTTGTGAGTAGACTTTGTCCGGGATGATGTCTGTTCCTGTATGGCCGTAACAAACAGTTTGAACGCCAGCGACATCGATGTAAGGAGTATACCGAACACCTTCCATTGGCTTTACCATTGCTGTCGCCATAATAAGAGCCGAAGCTCCTGCGGCTGCTAACATCTTGACTGCAGAATTAAGGTGCTTCATCGCCATAGTCCTTTTCGAAACGCTTTTTCTGCCAGTAGTTGTTAATCCAGGCAGTAATGAGCATACCAGCCAAAGCAATCAGCACCGTATAACCATCTGCAGATATAGACCCAAACACACCTATTACCCCATTCCAAAAATAAGATAGGGCGCTGGATATCTTTTCGTTCATACGCATACTCACCCCCGTACTGGAGTGCCCTTTTGCTTGGGTGAAAATGAAAAAACCCCGCCAAGGCGAGGTTTTCGAGAATTTATGGTAGGCACAAAAAAACCGCCTAAGTGGCGGTTATTTTCAACACTGTATACCTATCCATAATGGATATATATACATTAAATTGCCCCGTTTTTATTTTCAAGCTCTTTTTTGAATAATTTTCGCGCAGACTTGTCGTAGTTAACCAGCAAGGTACGAATCACTTCAATGTGCTTTTCCCATTCAGACCAGTGGTTTTGGTAGTAGCGAGTACGTTTCTTTCTGAACGCATCAGACTCAATATTCTTGTCTTTACAATCTACTTCCACCAGCGCTTTGATTAGGAGCTGACGGCTAACGCTGGGCCTATATTGAATACCATCATGATCGAAGTAAGTCTGAGCCCCAGCCAATTGCTCGAGCGCAATATTTCCAGCGATAGTACTGATGAGCGCTTTAACTTTGAGATAGGTTCGCTTCTGAACAATCACGCCTTGCTCAGATGAATGAACGACCCAATCATTCAACACACTTTCAACCAGACGCGTCTTGTTTTCTTTCGAGTTCCAAAGTGGTGAGGCGTAGGCGTACAGGCTCCAATCGGCCAAATGCGCTGCTTTCTTCTGCATTCTATCAATCGTTAAAAGCACTTTTGCACCATCAATTAGAGATGCCATTTGGTAGTCAGCAGCCCCGAAACCACCGCCACCACCAGAACCGTCATTATACTTTGCTTTGATGCCTTCCGTAGCCATACCAATTGCCGCTGGCATCGGCCACGTTTCAATGTTTGTCGCTAATCCCATAATATTCCCTGTACGAGTTTGGAAACATGATTACATAGAGTTATACTGTATATAAACACAGTATAACTCTTAATTTGAAGTATGTACAAAACGATTCAACGCCTAGTAGGACATCACACCTGCCGAATCGGTCCTGATGGTCCATGCGGCTGCGACAGCACTGAGGATAACGTATCGGTGCTAAGAACTAATGGCGACTGGAAAGCTATCCCTTTTGGCGGCTTTATGGAAGTGGGCAACGTTATAGGTGTAAGGCGCCTGAAGATAATGGATGTGTGTGTGCGGTGTTCTGATGATGACGGTCACAAAATCGTTTATACCATTCCGAGAAACCACTACCTCGTGGGGAGTTACCTAAATGGGAAGTGTTTCATCTTGCTTTATGATGGTGAAGTGAAACACTACCTAGACAAAAACGCCGATCAAGACACCAAGAATAATGTCGTTTGGTTGTAAGCTAGAAATACGATATCACAAGTAGCTTGAAAAGTAAGATATCACTTGCTGAATTCAGACTGTTGATAAGTCTCAGCTCTAGTTTCAAATGTTTGTGCAAAACTAGCAAGTTGCTCACAATCATAATGAGCATCAGGATCAACTATCCCTAACAAGCAGTACTTATCTACTGTATGTACAGAACTACAATAAATTAGGTAAGTATCCGACGTTCTAAGCTGAAATTTGAGTATATTGGGACTTACAACACCATCTTTTTCATAGAGCCAGTCGTGCTTTGTTCTATCTGTTGATAAAATTTTAGTTCGCCTTAGCGGCTCGTTTGGCTTGAGTTTCTCTTTACGATTTGGACTGTAGAGATGCATCCTACCTATCTTGGAGTCAACTACAGACTTAGGCCTACTCATTGCGCCGAGTTTTCCTTTAAACCAACACCTTCTCTTTTTGAAACGCGACCGTTCCATATTATCTAGCTTTGGCCAAGACCACATTATTTGGAAAGCACGTAACAAAAGTGTACCCGAGATGCCAAAATGGCTTTTGCTATATTTATCAATTTCCAGTTCGGCTTCTGGGTGAATAACTACTTTTGCAGGTAACGACTGAATGTCTTTGGCAGTAAAAGAGGGTAAATGACTTGTCAAAATAAAATACCAAAATAAAATAGGTCCAGAAATCAACTCTGACTAACTAAAAACAAAATGACTAGAGTTAGACTTGATACGAATTGTCCTCTTCGTGATCATCATCAAGCATATCGTCAAAAACAAGAAGTTCTAAGTCTTTTAAATCACTACTGATCCTTACTAAACGCTTGTTAAGCATATAAAGCTCTTCATACACGCTTCTATTAGTCTCAAAACTGGATTCAACAACCTCTTGAGTATGATTCATATGTTCATAAACTCGCCCCTGAAGTGCATCTATAGACATAATAGCTTCAACAAGCTCATTGTGCTTAAACGTAGCTACATGTTGTGCGTCATCCTTTTCAACTAGAATGTTATAGAGTTCCGATAAACTTACCGCAGCCTCATCAAGTTTTTCTATACATTGTTTATATTGCTCGGATGAGTGGGTATTCTCGTCTATTGCATCTTCGTTAATGTATTGTTTAAACACACCGTCATCAGTAAAGTCGGAGTAAAGATCTAATCTAAGTTTATCTGACTCTTGTTCACTAGAAAAGGCGAATATATTAGATGCAGATATACCCAAAAAGGTAACTATCCCCATCAAAGTATCTTTGATTTTGTAAAAACTAGAACTCATCGCTCCATCACTCTTAGAGTTAACACAAAAGAGTCCATACGTATGGCATGTGTGAAAACTATAAACACTATAACCCGATTCTAACATATCTCTTCTAAGCTTTGACCTACAATTATCGGTAGTCGGCAAAAAACACACGCCATAGCTGATAAACGTATCAGCGTTGCTATTCTTTAACATCGAGGTGTCGCTTTGGTGGCGTTCAAAACATAAACAGAAAGTCTTTCATCTTTACTCTGTGATGGATTGATAAATCACTACGAGCCTCACTAATGACAAAAAACTCAACAAAACACCTGCCCGTCTCATATATGAGTTAACTTGCACAATTGGACCCGTCTATAATATTACGGTTTAAAAGTAAGCAGGTAATCTAGCGTACGCTAACAATGTCAGTGGTCAAGCCTGCTCAAATTGGAAGAAATGGAGCTGTATCTTCTTGGAAACTATTCAGTTTACACGTGAGGAGAAAGCGAACATGACAACTCACATCCCTGCACATGCTTTGACCATCGTACTACTCAGTATATTCACTATGAATTCTGCTATTGCAGCTGATGGTCCAATTAGCGACATCAGTGGTTTTCCGTCCAGCGCAACAACTATCACATTTGATGAACTTTCTATTCCAAACGGGACTTTTATCACTGACCAATTTTCATCTTTAGGAGTGACATTTAACGGCACTCAAGTTTACCTGGTAAGCAAATGCGACGAATTAAATACTGGCATGAGTGACCGTTGTATGGTGAACCAATACATCGTTAGCAGTGAAAGTTGCTCAACATTCGGTTCTATACTGTTTAACGAGCCAACAACAATGGCTGGATTTAATGTTTCCACCGCCGATTTGGAGAGTACTCGGCTTACAGCATTGCTTGACGGTAACGTAGTTGATACTCAAGTTGTCGATACGAGTTTCAATGACGCTTATTTTATAGGGTTTGAAAATAGCGATGGATTCGATGAACTTAAAATAGAAATAATCCCAGATCTAGATACTATTAACGCAACTAAATGTGCACTAATCGACAACTTAACTTTCATCAATCCGTCTTCAATAATTCAAGTCAATATTGACATCAAGCCGGGAAGTCACCCAAATAATATTAACTTGGATTCTGCTGGAGCAACGCCAGTAGCCATCCTAGGTTCCAATACATTTGATGTTATCGACATAGACACTAACTCTCTGTCGCTTGGTTCTGCAGGTGTTAAAACTGTAGGTAAAAAAGATAAATCACTATGTAGCATAGAAGACGTAAGTGGTGATTTTAGTATTGACCCAGCAGGCCTTCCAGACGGTTACAATGATCTCGTGTGTCATTTTGTGACTATCTCAGTTGTGCCTGAAGAGGGAAATACTTCTGCTACGTTATCAGGTAACCTTCTAGATGGAAGCGCTATCGAAGGCTCAGATAACGTAAATATTGTGCCTTAAATTCGAACTACAGCTTGGTACCAAAATGAGTTATATGTTTAGCTAAACACAGATTAGTAGAGATAAGGCTATCTCTACTAATCATTGCATTTCAGTTTCTACAAACAGAGTCTAAAAAACTCAGGCTTTGCTACTTACTCAGATTCATTGAGCAAATACTCAAGATAATGAAAAGGAACTGGATATCGGTAGCAACGACACGCTGTCAGTATCAAAGGAGCCTTCCCTTCAGTGACGGCAGACATTCTCTTGAACGAATCAGAATTGCCACATTCTTGCCTTATATGCTCCAGCGCTGCGCTTGCGTTCATCGGGAAGTCAGTTGACGCAGAACCATGTACACCTGAATTGGAGTACATTTTTTGCTCACTGTCTTGGTTTGGATACCAATACTGTAACGTGCTATGTGTAAGTTTATCTGCAGCAAACTGTTCCAAGTTTTGGCTTACTGAATCTAGTTTATACAAAGAGCAAAAAACAGCTAACAGCGGGTATAAAATACTAGCCTTCGTAACTTTATTCTTATAGTTACTATTGGCGTTATCTTTATTTCTATGCTCAAGTAACTTTTCAAACGAGTTATGCACGATTGGATACATGCCATCACACTCGAAAGAGAGAGTACACTTATCAACCATCACTGAGAGCCAACTCTGCACAAAATCATCAAGTTCTGAATTATTTGAAAGCAAGGTTAAAGCCAAGCCAAGATCAATAGCCTGCGAGTCTTTGTATGGGGTTAGCAATATTGGATTATTAACAACCAAAAGGTTAATTGACCTTGTTATTTCCCTGAGGCGAAGACGCAACTGTTCCTGATATTCGCTCTCTCCATCTGTTGGAGGATTTTCAGCATAACTCTTTGAGAGTGAGTCTAAAATCCAGTGCCCTTTAACCGATAAACGCCCTAAAACATCAAACAGTTTTATATTTACATCAATTGAACACGGGGAATGAACCGCATGAGAGAGTGCATATTTCAGTTCAACGTACGGAATTAAACATTGGTCTACATAACAATCAGTAATTTGCTGATATGTATCTAAAATATTATCGAAAGCTTTGGACGGCTTGTTCCTTCCAGTATAGTGGTCTTTAGCTATATCCCAAGCTAAGAGTAGTGTTCGCTCAGATGAAAGGTATGCAGCTTCCAAATTTCCACCGTCACGACACCAGGAAAATATAACCCACAAACAAACGTTAATCCGAGTTATGGACGATGCAACAGAACCGGCATCAGTGGCATTTGACAAAACTTTTTCAATCAAAAGTGAAAAATGTTTGCTTGAACTCTCGGGTTCTTCAAGTAAAGCCAAGGATTTTCTTAACAAAGCCTGACTAGAGTTGGGCAATAGCTCCTCTTTAAGTAAGTGTTGTTGAATTAGCTCAGAGAGCTTATCGCCATTCCACTCTTCAAAAGAAATATTGTCTCTCGTATTCCGCTGTTCATAGCCAGAGACCTCCTGTCTAATTCCTGAACCAACATCCCCACCAAAACATAAGCAGATGACTATTTTTTTATCCCTATGTTCGGGTGGTAAACGACTGGGAATGAATGAATCCTGAATCTCATCTAACGAAGGTCTAAGAGCTTGGTCTGCACTTCCATTCCAAGTTTCACGGGTAAGGTTTCCAGACTTTACAGAGAACAAATATACTTTTTCTTCCTGATCATTTACTTGCCCTACTGCCGCTATGTCAACGCCGTATTCTTTGACTCCACGAGTCGGTGAAATGAACACATTCATTCCCATACTGCTCAATAAATCAGGCAATATCGCATCCAGCTCCTGACGCTCTCTCAATGAGGCTAAATACTGCTTAAGAATTAGCTTCATTATTCATTCTCTCACAACGGTAAACTCGTAAAATGTAATCTAGTGACTCTGGATCTAAGACGTTCAGCCTTGGCATTTCAGTCGAATGGGAAAAGGACTGCATTTGCATTTCTTGCCGCACTTGCTCTCCATCTCCCCGGTGCACGTAGTAAATTGAGCTATTGCCATACAATAACGTCTGCTTCGTTGCTATCAGATCGATAATTGATCCTCTTGACGCATCTTCGTAAGCCGCCTGCATACTCTTGTTGGATTCTTTCCAATAAACGTTTATATTTTCCATGGGTGCCATCAACTCTTTTAGCCCAGCCACTTTCTCAATATCAGAATGATAAGCCTGAAGCTTACCAAGCAACAGCTCACATGTGCGTACATGAAAGCCTTTATCAATGCACGATAGGAAGAATCTCTTAAGCTCCCCCGGATAACTTAAAAGCAAGGGGTCATACAAAACCTGATCAAGATGTCTACATGTAGTTCTCGAACCAGTTTCGTAAATTGATAGAATAAAGCTTGCCGCAGCTATAGGCCGCATAAACAGCCAACCGACAGCCTTGTGGCTAACAAATACTTGCTTTACTTCATCACCTAGCAACGCCATTTCTGCCTCTAGCTCGACATCCTTGCTCGTAACGTCATGAAGTAGATCTGAAACACCGTGACAAAGTGTAGAATCACCAGACAAAAACCACTTTGTGACAATGTGATTAAGTAGATCGCGGTGCTTGCTTAGTAATTCTCTGGAAAAGTAATCCAAATGGGGGAACTTAACGCCTACGACCAAAATCGATTCCAATAACTCAAGAGCAATGGAAGAGGCTCCCTTTCCAACCAAGCTGACCAATAAATGATCAATATTATCTATGATGCCTTTGTGCTCAGGGGAAACATTGGCTAACTGCTTCACCAAAAGCTCTAGAACACCCTCTGGTAAATTAACTCTCTGAAAGGCGACAATATTTGATATCTCATAGAGAACCTCTGGAGGTGCACCCTCAACAAAAGTACGTAAAAACTCTTCAATCTGCGACCAATAAGATGGGAATGCATCTCCAAAGTTAATTGTCGCCCGCAGTATCGAAGCACAACAGCCACTTTCATGTTCGCCACTGGCACTGCCGATAATTAGTTCCCAAATGACATTAGCATGAGCATCACCTACGTCAAGCCTCCCCAAAGCAAAGTAGGCTTGGTTTCTGATAACATCATTTCTGTTAGCAATTAGACTTTCTGTCGTTTGGATAGCATCGACCACATGATCTGAGTCGTATGCGAGGATTGAGCTGGAGAGGAAAAGGGCATATGCATTTAGCTCGCTTTGTGAAAGGATAAATCCAATGCTATCTATGGGACGCTGTGCTTCCACGCGACAGAAACGTTCAAAGGCCCCGTAGATTCCACCAACAGCCAAATCTCTACCCGCCTGCTGCGTGAGGTGAGCTAGGCAACGCAGGACATCTTCAACACTTGCATTGAGTGAAGGTAGCGCGCCTTCAAAGGCATGCTGAATTGTGAAAAAATCGTATCCACTGGAGCTTTTATCAACTCTTCTTATTATCTCGACAAGGTCGATCTCTCCTGCGTTGTGAAGCTCAGACAGAGCATCTTTCAAGATCTTCTCTTCAGACCGTATTTCCTCGACATACAAATCATTAACCTGACCAAGCAGTCCCTCTGCTGTTTCACTTGCAGCTAGTATCCGAGCTTTTATTTCTTCTAATAACATTCTACGTCCCTAACTCAACAACCATAAAGTACTTTGCTGGATAAGGAAAATTAGGTCAAATAAAAGGTATTTGAATTGAGAGTTGAAGAAATTCTAAAACGTTTTGAGGCACTTCTGACGTAAAAGTGCCAGCCGTGCAAGTTCTGGACAGAACCGACTTAGGGCAACAGTCGGCTTTAATTGTATCTTTGTTTAGAGCCTGACGGATTGATTTCTAACTAACTCCTCTCACCCCACCGCCCCAACCATCAGCGCTCTATTAATCGTCTCCTTCACATGCCAGAGCTGATCGCCGTGTTGGCGTTCCCAGGTGTTCATATCGCGGTGTAGTTCTTGGTGATGTTCATTACATAACGGGAAGGTAAACATGTCCGAAGCCTTGCTGCCCATCTTCCCTTCTCCGTGGCCTATAAGATGATGAGCTATGCCAGCCGTTTTACCACATGCGCGACAGGGTAACTTACGCACGAACGAAAGATACTTCTCGCTCTCCCATCGGATTGGCTTAGGTTTTCTTAAGTACATCGCTGGTGGATCGTCATCGATGACCAGTTTTAGAACTGGCTTTGCTAAACGCTCAAGCTGGTCGCGCTGGCTTTCAGTCACATACCTGGCATCAGTGTCGACTCTGCCTTTAACACCTACTCGTTTAGCTGTAGCTTCCCGTTTGAATTGACGATCTACAACGGATTGCGGAAGCAGCTCATACACACCATTTCGTACCGCCCACCAGCATAGGTCAACATCGGTAATGGGCTTTTTGTATCCGTGTAACTGACGGGACACAGCTTGCAGGCCATGAACGACACTGTTCATTCGGGCAATGTGATAGTAAAGGTTTGGGTCACTATCCCCTTGAAGGTCATGATGCCAGCAGAGCCTTACCGCACCTTCACCTGTTTTACGAGTTTTTAAATTATGGTCGCAATAACCTGAGTCCTTTAACTGGCATTCGTTGATTGAATCCACAAACTGATGTGTTGGGCCAATTCTGCTTTGCACTTCCTCGTGTGAGAAAAATGCCACTAGACTCGAATCCGTAGGCTTTAAGGCCTGTCTCTCTTCTGGCACCAATTGCTGTGCGGGTGACACTAAGCCAATCTTACCGTCCACCAGCAATGACTTTAACGATTGAGTATTCGGTGTCAGTGCGATCACTGCAGCGTTAAGAGTCGGCACAATATCGATATCTACCTTAATCACGTAGTGCCTCCTCAATCATCTGTATTGCTAACCCCTTTTTAATCATATCTCCGGTAAAGCGCAAAACCGTCCAACCTCTCAATGCTGCCGTGTTGTATTTCTCACAATCCGCTTCATAACCTTTCGCTCGATTATGGCGACCATTACTCCAGGTTCCACCTTCTACTTCGATAGCCAGCTGCTGATCGGGATAGGCAAAATCAAAGCGCCATCTGCGTGTCTCGTGAAATCGATACTCAGACACGGGTAATTCCAACTTCAACGCTCTTATATGCTGCAATAACAACTTCTCCAACTGACTCACGCCGCCACCGCCTTCAAATGACCTGTTTCAAGCAATTTTTTACGAAGCCAGATTTCCCCCTTTCCGGTGATCAATGCTGTGTGGCTGATCCGAGTTTGAGAGTTAGTCTCGTAAGTGCCCTGCTTCACCGTAAAGTAACCACGTTCAACATAGTCTTGATACGGTAGGTTGTAAGAATCTCCACGGCTCATAAAGATCTTTAACTCGCGTAGTACACGGAAAATAGTGACAGGCCCCAAACCTACCGTTTTTGCAAACTGACCTAGCTTCACACCTTTATCCGCTCCCGCGATAGCATCTGCAAACTCTGCTTTTGGTGCCGCGATAGCTAATGCCTGGTTCTTTTCTTCCAGTTCTTTGGCTTGGTTGGCCGCAAGCAAAAGAGCATCAGCAAAAGTTTGAGGAACTTGTGGTTGAGACTGTTTTTCTAGCTCTTGCCATCGTTTGACAATTTTCGCGGTAAACTCTGGAGATAGTCTAGCCACGACGATGTAAGAGCCTTCTTCGTTAACATGATAAACCCTCGTTGGCTTCCCTCCGCCTACGGTCGGTTCCTCAAATTGAGTGACCGAAATTAAAGACAAGTCCCACAAACTTTCTATAGTGCGTCGAACATTGTCGTGGCGCTTACCTGTCAGTTCCGCAATCTCTCGACTACTCATTGTCATCTCTGTTTGGGCGCTGATACTTAACATTCGACTCCCTCCGCTAACCAGTATTTACTCGAGAACCCCGTCAGTTCACTACTCTCATGCAGGACATCCACACCAGAACGGCGAGCCGCCTTAACCAATCTAACTAAGTCACAAACGTGAATACCTAATTCATCACACAGCTCGCTCGGAGACCAAAGCCGACGACGAGATTTCATTACATCAACCAAATCCTTTTTACTTGCCATTCTCGCCCTCCTACACCGCCTCTAGGTTCGCAACACGCTCCAGTAACTCTCTGCGCTTGGCCGACAAATCTGCGATCTTTCGCTTTGATGGTTCCACTTCATGTTGAGGTCGCTTAGCATCAATCAAGTACAGCATGCGCTGATTTTCTGAGTTGATAGAGCTCTCTAGCAAAGCCACTTCACGCTGAATCACGGTCACTTCGTCCTGAGTATCCACTGAAGCATCACCTTGCTGTGGTGGCAGATAACGCCCCTTGTCTTGCTCTCTGCCAAGCCAACCTTGAATAAACTTCTCAATGCCCTGCTTGGTTTTCCGCTTACGAGGATTGGCATCGCACCAAGCGATCATTTTTTTTAGCTCAGCACGAACATTCACTGCACCAAACAAATCCGAATAGCGGTCGATGTCTGGTTGAGTTACCCCATGAAACAGCCCTTTCCTGTTCAAAGGAATTTCAAACAGTGCTGGTTCGGCTTCGAGCGGTTCGCTTGGAGCAAGATCTTTACTTGATGGTTCTATTGGTGGATCTATTGGTGGTTTATAGCCGGATTCCGACCTACCCCCAGCCGGAATTTGACCTACCCCCTCAGGTTGTTTCGTCTGTTCGAGTTTCGAACGTTCGACTTTTGAACAGACGAAATTCGACTGTTCAAAATCTGTCTGTTCATCTGCTTTCTTCTTCAAAAGCATCACAGGCAACTGGTACTGATTATTCGAACGGACTAAGCGACCTGTGTCCGCCTTTTTGAATTGGTTCTTTTTGAATAACCATCCGGCAGCTTCCAGTTTCTTAAGTGTCGATTTTACAGTGGTAGGTGAAACACCAGACTTACGAGCAATGGTATCGATAGACGGCCAACAAAGGCCGCTGTCGTCCGCATGGTCAGCTAGGCAAAGCATCACCAACTTATCAGAACCTTTAAAACTCGGAATGTCCCAAACGTAGCTCATTACCTTAACTGACATTATTCCACCTCTTCTTTCTTCAACGTCCAGAAAGCTGGGCGCTTAATACGGTTTCCTCTATCCCAACAAATCCACGCATACTCAGAGTTGTCACTTCCACCATGAACAAAGCATGGTCTTGGTGTCAGGATCAGTAGGTTTGTCCAAGGGAAAGAACGCCAGAAATCTGCACGACCTTTGCTGCCCAACATAGAGAGACGAAGCAAGAAGCACATGGTGCCGTCATGCCGTAGGTCGCGAGTCATAGCTGTTGCGATAAATTCCAACGCTAAACTAAAAGGTGGATTGGTAATGATCACATCTGCAGACATGTCTTTTTTAGGGTTTAGGTAATCAATACCTTCAGCCAGCTCTGCGTACTTGATAGTGTGTCCACTTGGTAGCTCGTTCGTTACACGGCCATCACCACGGCAAGGCTCAGAGATAACATCACCCTCGCGAAACTCGATGCAGTCCAATAAGGCTTTTACACACCAAGAAGGTGTTGGATAGAAATCTCGTTCGATACGTTCTTTAGCCACGGAGCATCCCCTTATAAACAGCAGTTACGTAAATGCGCTTTGCTTCAAACAAGTCTGCTAATTCATCATGGGTGAGCATGATGCTCTGCCCCTTCTCCACCTTGTAAAACTGGTTTTGGTGGTACCACAATGAATAATTGAGTGTTATTCTTTCCATCACTCCTCCGTGATCTTTGCTGGTGACTGAGTGAGCTGTGATTGTTCCTCGCGAGAATCATCACAACCCCGG